TTAAACCGCTGGCAGGTCGGCTATCTCGCTGGCGAGGGGTACGGGAAAAAAATCGCCAAGGGAATCTCGGATAACGTTGCCGACCAGTTCCAACATGCCCAGCATGTCGATATCGTCAAACATCATCACCCCATCCTGGAAAACCGCAGTCCAGATTTTGCCGTTCTTGCGTGCAACCGCTGAGAGGCATGGATGAAGAATGGCATCACAGTCGGCGTCGCTCATGGCGGCAACGGCATCTGCCACCTGCGGCAACAGCGCCGCAAGCGTAATTTCACCACTTTTCAGTTCATCAAAAACCCCCGCCACCGCGGGGAGTAATTTACGCGCAACACGAAACTGGTCGAAAACATCGAGCTTTACAGCCCGATATTCCTGCCCTTTTAGCTCAAATTCCATAATTAGAATTCTCCGAGCATCTGGTCGATCTTGCCGCAGTCAAACACCCAGCTCACATTGCCACCTTCTTTGGCATTCACATGGTCCGGGCGCTTTTGAAACGCACAATTGCGCGCCACAATGGTATCCCCAGAGGCAGTATTACGGATGGTGATGATGTTATTGCCCCACAAAGTTGAAGACATGCCCTGTGCGCCATAGACCGAAGAGAGCTTTTTGTTCACCGGGGAAGTTTTCAACAACGTGACGGTAATGGTGCCGGATTTGGCCGCATGCAGGCTGTGCATCACTTCGCCATCAGCGCCCAGCGTCATGGTGTTTTGCGGACCGCTCATAGCAACCACAATCCCCTCATCGGCATTCGAAGCGCCGTAACCCAAATCAATCACCCCAGTCGGGCCGGCCAAAGTGGCGCTAACGTCTGCAAATGAATAAGTAGCCATAGTTTTTTCCTTAAATTAACGATTTACGTTGATAATGACGTCGGCGTAGTGCACTGCACCCGCCAGTTTGATAGCGCATTGGATCACTGGTGCACGGCGTTTCTCACGCTCAGCCTGAGACTGTTCAGCAATCGGTGAAGCATAGGTGTAATAGCCTTTGGTCAGCGTCTCACCCGATTGCAGAATACCCAGTGGCCCGCCATTCCATACCCCTGGCGCAATCAGCCCGTTATCCACCCCTTTCGCCAACGACTGTTCGACATTGGTCAACAACCGCGTCACACCGCCATCGGTTTGTGGAATTTTGCTGGTAGAGGTGAACAGCAGGTTATAAAGGTTGTTCTGTACATAGTTCTGCAACCAGTCCAGGCCATGGCGCTCATCGATAAAGTCACCGTTACACATCACCCCTTCCTGAATAATCGCCGTGTCGTTGTTGTAATTGACAAAGACGTTGGCGTTTTTCCCTTGCAAGGTATTGGCATCAGTTTGCGACAGCGTTTCGGCGGTAATGCCCGGCTGCTGCTTGAACTTCAGGGTAATTGTGGTGTTGTTGCCGCTGAAATTGACGGTAAAAGCCCGGCCAAACAACGAGGCCACCGCATACGGATTGGCACTCGAATACTGCACTAATGTGCGTGAATAGTTTGCCGCTTTCAGGGTGCTGGCAATGTCCGAACCGCTGCCCGCAGTGAAGATACTGTTGTTCTGTGTGGTGTGGCCATAGATCCGCGCTACACCGTCAGATTCAATCAGCGCAGCGACTTTGGTGATATCCGCATCACTCAGTGAGGTATCCGCAATCATCAAGCCATACCAGGCTGTGGATTGGTTGGCCAATGCAGCGACACACTCATCAATCTTCTCTGCCGTCTTGCGTGGAATCACCAGTGCACCGTCATTTTGCGTCAGTTTCAGTAGCAAGGATAAATCTGTGCCAGTATTGGCAGCAGGATAGTTGAGAGTCGAAGTTGCACCGGATGCCTTTAAGGTAACGACAAAGCGACTACCATCCCACACTACTGCGGCAGTGCCAGTACCTATGGCAGTAGCCACCTTGGCAGCAATACCGTTCAAGCTGGTATCGGTAGAAAAATCAAGGGGTCCCACTGTTTTCACGATGCCATCAATGGTGATTTTCATTGAGGCATCTTTCACCGCAGTAAAGCGGCTTAACTGCTGCTGTGTGGGCGTTAGCACACCACCACGCAAGACAGCCGGGGCATCGGTTTTCACCCAACGCCCAATCAGCAGATCCACCGGTCGCGGAGATTGTTGATAGTAAAGGTTAGCCGCCTGATATTCCGGTGAGTTGAGGCCGAAATCGGCCACCACACCGCTGATATCGCTGTAAGCACGCAGGCGCTCGTTAGCATCAATCACCGGCGAACTGCCAACAATCAGCAAAGAACCAAAGTTACGGGCCTGTGCGGCGCGAACCGCCATGTTGACAGACACGTTGATAATATTAGAAACAGGTAATCCCTGTGACATAAGTTACTCTCCAAAAAAGTGTGTTGGTGCTTCGAGGATAGAGTGGATCGCGTACTCTCTGACCACTTTGCGCTGCAGCGTCAAGTGCTGATCGTAACGTCTAACCCACTGATTATTTTTTAGTTCATGGGCTGAAACTATGGCTCCCGACGCCGCAAAGGCGAGGCCAGCCAGGCTCAGTTCTTCCCGGTTTTGTGCTATGGCGATACCGTCACGGAACTCGGTAGCCAACCGCTGTCCATGCGGGCCATAAAAACTGACCATGATTTCAATCAGTTCATTGCGCCATAGCTGCACGCTGTCGTCCGCTTGATTGGTGAATGCCGGATTATCGTTAGCCTGAAATTTCAGTATTCCCAAAGAACACCAATCTTCCGTGGCTGACGGTTGGTGCGGCTGTTCGGCTGTCCAATGCAATAAAACGTACTTCGGCGGCAATCCAGAGACACCCCGTATCCAGCGGGAAAGGATGCGCTCCAGTTCGATGTCATCTTGTTGTGATGACGAAATAGGTCTTAGGTAAGTCGTTTGGTGGTTGCTGTTAAGGTTGCTGCTCATCCGACACCCCGCCGTCAAACGGCATCAGTTCACAATGGGCCAGTACGAATCCGGCACCATAAGCAAGGTAGGGATCGACAAAGGTCACTCGGTAGTCACGTCCTTGATAAGTGACAACATCGGCATCACGCCCACTTTGCCCCTGAGTTAACCTCTCCAAAGTGACTATCTGTATTGAGCCACTGATCGTCTGGCTCGGTGGCATGCGCTGGGTCATCAGCGCATGGTTCACCGTGACCACACCGATAAACGGCATGGATTGCCGGACAACGCTGGTGACGCCATCATCGTCCGTCTGCAACAAATTGCGCGTGACGATCAGCGTCGAGTCGGCAAAATCGGCATCCAGCAGAATCTCGGTGACATCAAGTAGCGGCATGGCCACCTCCTGATGCTCCTTTATCTTGATGAGGTACAACAGAATTCACGCTATGTTTCATTATGTTAGCGATCATAACTGTCGCCCTCCTGCCCCAAACAGCAGCAGCAGGTCGTAAAACTCAGCCCCGTAGCGGGTATGATTCCACCAGCTCGCCTGAGGATTGAGGGTGGCGCAGTTGTCGTAGCGGATACTGATTTTATCCACCGACTTAGCCGCCATTACGCCACTGTTGTCACCGCTGTTCCCCCCCAGCGTGCTGGCCCGCATATCAGTTGCAAATAAGGTCAGGTAGTGAGCCACGAACAGCTCAACCACATAGGGGTAGAGCAAGTCATAGCGTGCTTCATCCAGTAGCCGATCGGCCAAAGCCAGATGGAGGGCAATCTGGGCCGAGGGATAGCGGGTCACATCGCTGAATTGCGGAAAATCAGTACGAAACTGTGCCTCGGCGGGCAGCGTCTGGTTGTTGGACGGTGGCATAATCAATGCCTCCCCTTAATGGCTTCCACTATTGGCAACTGACGGTTCCGCCCCGTTTTCGGCGTTGCTGGAGGCACTGCTCGGTGCACCAGCGGTGTGCCAAAACACAATAGGAAACCCTCGGCTAAGCGATAACGGGTGTTATCGAGCCGGGCATTAAAAAAATATTTCATGGTGATTAATCCTCGTGAAAGGGCTTTCTCAGCCCTGACGCAGACTGGCTAAATCTTCTTGGCGAATGGTGGAGCCGATCCCCGTAACCGGTGATGAGTCACGTAACTGTTCAGCGCCCGCATAAGCCGTCATCACGCCGCTATTTACGGCGTTGCCTATTGCCTCAACGGTCTGCATGGCGACCTTGCTCCGATCAAGTTCTGACATCTGCCATAGCGGATTGAAACTAAATGCAAAATTATCGGGTAATGGTTTACCTAGTACCGAACGATGTAGAAGCGACATCAGGGTATAGACGGGGCGGCGTAGCTGCCGCGCCTGCTGTGCCGCAATGCCATCGTAGTAATTCGCCAAATCCACATCACCCGTGGTAAAACCTGCCGGAGATTGACCAAACAGCCTGACCAATGGAATGTTAAGCGCCCCGGAGAGCTGTTGTGCGAACTGCGCCAGAACCTCGGGCAACCCATTGAGGTGATAGGCATGGGTTTCAAACTTATCGCTGGCATCCATTAGCGTTAAGCCATCAATAGACTGCCCTTGCTGAATAGCGGTCATTTGTGCCAGCAATGCTTCTCTCGCTGGCCCACCCATAGCCAGAATTTTGCGCAGATCGGCCACGCTGTAAGTACGCAGATGAGCCTTGTTCATCAGTTGCACGGCGGCGGTTGTCGCGCTATCAAATGCCAGTATCCGGTCATAGATGCGCTCTATCACACTGATACCCCAGCCATTTTCATCCGATGTGAACTGGCTGGGCAGAGTAATGCCATCAATGCGTATGACCCGGCTGTAATGGATCTTCCACGGCGGAATACCACTTGAAGTATCTGTCACCTGGTAGAAACGTGGCTGCCCTAAATCAGGCCCCAGCGCACTTTCTCTGTCGCTCAACGAAGGTGAAACCTGCCAGCGATTCACAGGAACAATGCCGCGGAATGCACCCACTTTCACGGTATCTACCCGCAAAGGTGTGGACATATCGTCACCATCAAGCAGGATTACCCCAAGTGCACTACCATATAGTCGCCCTTGTTTAATGACGTTATTCAGGCTATTCCACAGGGCCAAGCTCGCCCAGACCCCCTGCAGATGCTGTTTTGCATCAGGCTCCAGAGTGGAAGTTATCGTGATCCCATTACGGGTCATATCCTCTGCGACGGTATCTACCGCCGCGCCGACCAGCCATGATGAACGGTAAGCCATATCAATTAATGACCGCTGCTCACTGACTCTTTCAGGAAGAGGGCTCACGCTCCCCGAAAAGGGGGGCACACGAATCCCTGGCCGCAGCGTCACTTCGCCATTGCCCTGTTGGGTTGACGAAGTCTTCGCCAACTGATTATTGAGTGAGGTATCTATTACCATTCTCCCGTCCTATCTAGTTGAATAATTTTTAAAATTTTTCTTCCAGGTTGTTCCCCTTGGTTAAAGTCGAACCTAAAGAGCGGCAACCGCGACATATGTCATGAGTGCCTTATCAGAAACACAAACAAAAAAGCCCTTCACATAGAGAGAAGGGCTTCAGGTGGCTGAGTTCAAGATACAACTCTTTGACCTTATAGTTGTTACTATACCTGTTAATCAGATTATATCAACACTTTTTTGTTGTTATCTTTATTTTGGTTGTGAAAAATAAATATCCTCCGGCATAGCCGGAGGTTTTTCATATGCGCCTGTAAGGCTCTCTTACCTGCCGCGCCCTAACAGGCGCATGACTACCTCACATTTGCATTACTTCTGTTACTTACTGCCCGTAAACGGGCTACATCAATGTAAGGGCGACTGTAGTTACCATCACATCTTTCTATACACATATCTTCCTTAGCGCATATGACAGTTTCCTTTGTACTTACCCCCCAAGACACTGAATAAGTAACGTGTTGGTACTTCTCTCATTCATCGGGTATGCGCTAAGCCTTTCTCATCAACTATTAGCGGCTTATCTATCTCCAGAGGTGCTTTGTTGCTACCTGACCACAAGCGTTACTGGCCATTAAAAGAGCCGACTCAAAGCTGGAAGCTTTACGGAACCCCCAGCCTAGCTGGGGGTTTTCTGAATACAAAAAAATACCGCCTTGCGGCGGTATCTCAGGAAAGCCTGTGGAAAGTGGCTTCAGGCGCTAACTGCGTTCTCGGTATAAGAGAAGATTTGCCCGGCGATAAAGGCTTCTGCCACGCGCAATAAATTTGCGACATAACTCTGCGCTTTACCGATCTCTTTCGCCAGGCGGTTCTGGCTGACGTGATAGACATAGTGAGCAACAATCAGTTTATAAGCCAATAAATCAAAGCGTTTAAGCCCTGCAACGGCGGCGTCTATCAGCATGCCTTCTTTGTCGTCAATGCGAATCCGGTTGGAGCCGCTCATTGGCAGCGCTTCCTGAAAAGTGATATTTACCGTTGAGTACTCGGTTCCCAGATTACAGCGGGCCCAGTTTCCCCACGTCTCAAGGCTCGATTTTATATTGTTCATTTTTGCTCCAAGACAAACTAAGTGTAGTTGTTGTATAGTACATACCTATAGTTGTTAAATCAACATAACTAAGTTGTATCATCGCTCATAGGTTGTTATTGCATTTTTTTCATTTACAATCAGGGGAACAGGAGACGAATTATGCAAACTTTAGGTGAACGCCTTGCTAAACGGCGTGAGCAACTGGGCTTGAGCCAAAAAGCGTTGGCAGAGAAAGTTGGGGTCAGCCAGCAATCCATCAATAAAATTGAGACCGGGCAGACCCGCTCGCCACGCAACCTGGAGAAACTGGCCGCTGCCTTGTCAGTTACCTCACAATGGCTGTTGTTTGGTGAAGCAAACTCAACGGCAACATTACCTAAACCTGATGAAGTCAAAGAAAGCCGTTTACGCGTCGAAGAGTGGGAATCGATGGAGCAGGATCATAAGGAGTTCATTGATATACCGGTGCTTGACGTTGAAGCCTCGGCAGGTAGTGGTGCCATGCCTGAAGAAGAGCGGGAAATCTATCGCTTGCCGTTTCGGCGCTACACCCTGCGCCGCTTGGGCGTGAATGCGCGCGATGCGCGCGTGGTGAGAGTGATCGGTAATAGTATGGCACCGCTGTTGCGCAGTGGTGATGTCGTCGGTATCGATACCGCCAATCAATTTCCAATCATTGATGGCGATTATTACGCGATTCGAGATGGTGATTTAATCCGCGTTAAGCAGTTGGTGGCCAAACCGGATGGTGGGGTGATCATCAAGAGTTTTAATAGCGCCGAATATCCTGATGAGTCTTTGAACCGTCAGGAATTTGAGCAACGCATCCATATTATTGGGCGGGTCTTCTGGTCTTCGACCTTATGGTAA